TAGTCTTTAAATTGTTTTGTCCACCCTAATAAATCTTGTTTACTAAAATTTCCATGTTGGGTTAAATATCCATCGTTATGGCTTGTTTCGTTTATGCACCCACACATATGTCCTGCCTGTGTATTATAAACAAATACTCCCTTTTCTGTTTTGTTGGCACAAAATGTCCAAGGACTTTCACTTATATCTTTATAATATACGTGATACCAACCCCTGGATGTATATCTATTATCTTTAGGTTTCCCATAATATACTTTGTTTTGGGGTCCGGGGGAACCAATTTTTGCTTGTTGTTGACGTGCTTGTTTTGCCCCCTCATTATCACTACCATAATACTGTATTATCCATTGTTTATCAGAAGTTTTCGTACAATATTGAGATATAAGGTTTTTTTGATCTCTAATAGTTCGATTCCAGTCTTGCGCCATTGTATAATTCTTCCACAATTCCTGTTGCTTCATATCATAAGCAGATTGTGCCAGTTGTTTATTATAGTTATTTTGTTTTATATACCTACTTAATCCGCCTGTTACATCATCTACCGGAATAGAGGGATTATAATCTGCGATTGGGAAGTCATCCACCTCATTATCGTAATTATAAGGATGATCTTCTAAAGATTGACCGGTAGGTATTAATTTCTCAAGAATTTCATCGGGTATTAAATTATGACCTGTTTTAGAATTTGGTGCGCCCCATAATCCCCATTGTCCTTGTGCTCGTTTATATGCACCTTCTGGTGTTGTCCATTCTAATTCTCTAGTAAGACGATCAAATTCCTGTGCCTTATATCGGTTATATGAATCACTATCAAAACCAGAATATTTACCTTCTTGATTTATATCATAATCCTTTACATTATTAGCACCATAAAATGTACCATCTTCATCGGTATATTGTTCAGTTAAAAAAAGGCGTTTATATTGATTTTCAGTAATACGAAGCTTCATAAGTAAATTTATATAATAATAAATATCTATAGGCATAGAAAAAGCCACTAACCCGTGGCTTATTTCAATATCTTTATATGGAGATTACAATCTCTTAGAATACGTTGATTGCTCTATCGAACCTCAATGTACATGTGATATCTGCCAAGTCACTAGAAGAATAATCCAACCCACCGAAATCTGCGTCGTTAAGTTGAGTTCCTTGAAGAATCCATTTTTGTACTACAACACCTGTAGGATCTAACATTTCTAATTCAACGTCTTTTTTGTATCCTGCTGCGTAACCTTGTCTACCTGTTACTGATTCAGAGTGAAGTCTTACCCACTCCATTAATGCTTGTGTTGCGGAAGGACCGATTGGATCTCTAAAGGTAACTGAAATAGTTTCCCATCTAAATCTACCAATAACAAAAGTCTCCGTATTTAAGAAAGGTATTGATACCTCATCACTTGTATATTTTGGTCGACTTGCTGTAGAAATCCACCATTCTTGAATACCTAATTCATCAGGAAATCTAAGAATCCATCTATTCTTTCTTAATGGTTCGTAAGGAACCGGCATTCTCATTAATAAATCTGCCATTGTTTTATTTTTTTAATATTGTTTTATTCTTTAATTATAAATATTCCACTTTTAAAAAAAAGTTTACTTTTTAACGATAATTCTTTTTTTCTTAGGGTTTTCAGGATCAGAAGTATCATATACTAAAAATCTAACATCAGGATATAAACCTTTTAAGGTTTCTTGTATATATCTTTCTGCAGTTTCCACATTACCTAAATCATCATCACTAAATCCTATACTAATACCCGTATATTCAGAATCGTCTTTTATTTTATCTACTGCCTTTACTACTCTATCTACAAAACTCTTTAACGCCAATGTTTTTGCAATTTCAGGTTCGGTAGAAGTAGACTCTACCCCAAACTTTTCCATAAATTCATCAGAAGATACAGGATAATAATCTTGTAAATTAAGATATTGATCAATTGATACACCATGAAGGTTGGCAATCATTTGTCCTCTCTCCTCTTCTGTTAAAATGGTATCTATTATTATCTTTATTGCGTCTTTTATTGCCTGTGGGGGATTTCCCCTTGCCGTTATAATAGAGAAATCACTTCCATAGCATAATGCTTCCTTAAATTTATCAAAACTAGGACCAAACGCTTGTTTTCTTAATGCTTCATTAGTATCTTTTATAAAAGAATCGTAAGATCTAAAATCTTTAAAAGATTTCATAGGGTCATTATCTACATATCTATATAATTTTCCCATTTCTTTACGTACTTCCCTAAATTCTTCGGTAGATACGGAAATAGGTACCCACCCTTTACCTACTCTTTTCTCCAAATATATCTGAGTAGGCATAAATAAAATATTATCATCCCAATCAAAAGAGTATGCTCTTTTTTGGAATTCTAATAAAAGTTTATTTTGGTGTTTGGTTAACCTAAGTTTCATAATAATAAATATTATAAGGCATAAAAAAACCCACGTTAGTGGGTTTATCTATTATCTTTACCGTTTAAATTTCGGGAAAAGGTATTTTTTCATCCATAGGGTATCTACCACTACTTGGCATACATTTTGCCCCACATTCTAATAATTTAGGTCCAATTATAAATGCATCTGTCATATCTACACCTTCTAATAATGCTGCAATATCACTCATAGAAGGAGCTTCCATTTCCATTAACATTGCCGCTATTTTCATTGCTTTTGCACTATATTTAGGTCCTAATGCGTCTTCCACACAAGAAACACATACTGGAGATGGTTCAATACTTTGTTCTATCAATACTCTTTTAACGATTTTTTGTAAATCTGATTCTTTTAATTTAATTACTTTTTTCATTTTTTATATTTTAAAAAAAGGGGAGATTTTATCCCTCCCCCATTATATTATTAAATATCATCAAAAGAAGCACCAGTATTAGTAATATTGAATTCTATGCTGATGTATTCTAATGTTCTAGTTGGTTTAATAAAGATTCTACCATTCAACTCATTTCTATCAATTGATTCTGGTGTATCATCTAATACCACTCTAAAGTCAGTTAAACCTCTTTCTTTACGGATATTATCCAAAATTGGGTTAACTAATGAAAGGAATTGATTTCTTACAACCTCATCATTTTGTTCAAATAACAATCTGATAGAAACTGCAGATATAAGTTTTCTTGCTTGAAGTAAAAGTCTTCTAACATTAATTCTATTAAGTGCTGTTTCTTTTTGTTGTAATGTTTTATTACCCCAAATTACTACTCCCACATCTGAGAATGTTGCCATTGGGTTAATCATGCCTTCATAAAGAGTATCTCTTTGGTCTAAAGTCAATTTTAATCTCGCTTTAATTGCGTTTGTTGTACCTCTATTTAAACCTGCTGCTGCAAACCAAGGAAATGCAACGTTATCTGTTAATGCAATGTTTCTAACAACCTCTAATGTTGGTGGTAACCATACATATTGGTTATTTTCTGTGTCATTCATCTGTAACCACGGCCAGTAAGTGGCAGAATAGTTACTGTCGATTCCTGCATCTGCGATTAAATCAACCGCTTCTTCTGGATCAATTGCTACACCATCACTATCAGTATCCGGTGTAGTTAGGATATAAAGTGAATCCGCTCTATCAACTTCTACAACATCAATTGCATTTTCAATCAATCCTGTTTGATCTCTTACATCCAACCCTGGAGTTGCAAATACATTTATATTAACCGATTCAGGATTATTAAATGTATATAAACCATCTAAGAATGCGTAATAGTCAGAAGTGATTCCTTCATCTCCTTCACTTGTTACAAATGTTTGGAAAGTTCCTGCCAATAATCCTGCTGCCCCATTAGTTCCAGCTTTTGTATAAGAATCTCCGTTAGTTCTTTCGGTTCTATATTCATCCCATCCATCATAACCACCAAATGGTGCAAATGTGAATTTTCTTGCCGCTAATTTTTCATAAGGACCACTAGTTACTGAAGCGTTACTCGTAAATGCCGATACACCTACTTGAAGTGCTGGGAAGTAACTACTAACACCTGCCGATATTTCTGCCCCTTCTGCATTTACATCCATATGGAAACCATCTGTTATTCCAGTATAAACACCATCATTAACTGCGTTTCTACCTTTATAATCGAAGTAATCTTGATCTACCCCTATAGAACTATTTAAACCTAAGTAAGTTTTTCTAAGTCTTGCGGTAGTTAATTGTCCGTATGCTGTCTTATATTCAATTTGTGGTGGTAAAGAAGTTCTTGTACCAATGTATTCCCTATTTAATACTCCCTCAAATCCTGCAGGGAAAGCATTGTGTGGGAAATCATCTGCCAATTCTACCATCACATATTCACTACGTAATGGATATTCACCATCCGTAGTACCAATTTTTCTACCAATAAATCCATTATCTGTTGGATCCATTGTAATTTTTGAAAATTTCTCTACAGTTTGAATATTAGTATCAGTATCGTTGAATTTTCTAATTAATAAATCAAATGTTCTTTCATCAGGTTTAATATTAACAATAGAGAATTTAATGTCTTCATTCGCTGCGTTACCATCAGATATTGTAACGAATCTAAATAATCTTTGTAATACATTACCTCGTAGTTCTGATAATACATAAGGAGATGATGCAGATTTCCATTGTTCTTCATAATCATCTAAATTATTAGTGTCAGTAGATAATATTTCATTAAAAGTAATATCTAAACCTCTTACTTTACCTGCACTATTTAAATCATCTAATGTATTATAGTATAATTCCTCTACCCATAATTCAGTTTCTTTATCCTGTGTCTTACTACCGAATAAACCTGCAATATAGTTAGTTTTTGTTTTATCTAAAGATGTATCATAACTAAATGTGTTACCCGCTGCCGTTGTACCTGTAATTGTAAACGATGCGAATGGATTAGTAACGATATCATCAGTATTTGTCATTTCAGTTGCAGTAACCGTATAATCTAAGATTTGGTCACCACCATAGTCACCTCTAGATCTTAATGTTGCAACAACACTACCATCAATACTTGAATCACAAGTTGCACTATATGTAACCACCGTACCTGATGTTACACCAGTAATTCCACCTGCAACACTTGATCCGATGGAAATAACCTCCATATCAAATGTTCTACCTGTAAAATCACACCCTACTTTAATATACGCTGGATCATCTATTGAGAAATCATCACCTACAGTTGCATTACCAATATTAGTAAATGTAGAAGATATCTCCCCATCATCATATAAGTCTTGTAAACCACTACTAGCGTCAAATGTCATAGTAACTGGTGTACCACCTGTGGTTGCACTAAACGTTAATAACGGATCATAAGAAGTAGTATCTGTTATACTTACTGTATCCGCATCAGGATTAGAGTCTAATGTAATACTCCACGCACTACCTGCCTTATAACCTGAATACCCCAATACTCTACTTACATATAATTGGTTAGTTTGTGTAAGAAATGATTTTGCAATGTAATTTAATTCATATTTGTGAAAACCAGAACCTTTAAATTTCTCAGAATTCAAACCACCAAAATAATTCATGAATTCATTATAGTTTGAAATAAAGACTGGTTCAAATGCTGGCCCTTTCGGAGTTTCACCTACTAATCCTAATGTAGTGACTCCTACTTGTCTTGTTACAAATGTTAAATCCTTTTCTGAGGTGAATACCCCCGGACTAACAAAAATTCTATCTGTCGATGCCATTTATTTAATTTTTTAAAATTTATATTATTTTATCTTTATATTATAAATATGCTGGTTTTTATGAAAGTATTTTAATGTTTTAAAATTAGTATGACAATTTTCATACTTTTATCATACTTATATAAAAAAACCTATGAAAAGGACTAAAAATCTAAAGATTACACCTAAAACTCATGAATTACTTAAATCATATTGTGAAGATAATGGGTTAAAAATGTTCGCCTTTGTAGAAAAAATAATAAGGGAAAAATGTATACCTAAAAAAGATATATATGGTGATGTAGTAAAATAAAAAAAGAGGGAGATTTCTCCCCCTCTTTTTAAAGTGTTTATAAAACTTAATAGATTTACCTTAATAAACTATTATTTTTTAACTTTAGCTTGTAGTGGTGTATAAACAATATCTACATAAGACCCTTCAGCTTTTATAGCTTTTATAGTCTCAATTAACTCAGCGTGTACCTGCTCGTAGTTGGCTGCCATTGAGCCTGACCATATAGCTGGCATACTTGCTGTGTTGTAATTATCCCCTGGTCTCCCAGCGAATGTATTATTATCGTTCATTGCACTTGCAAGATATTGAGATAATCCTGATAAGTTTGGATCCCAATTCATTGCTTCCTCTAACATGCTGTGATAAGTATCAAAGTCACCACCAGCGGCAACTCCTTCTCTAACATGGTTATAGAAATTAATCATTGGACCATACTCTCTAACTAAGTTTTCCAATCCTTTACGACCATTCACATATGATATAAACATTTGGAAAGGGTCAGGACCAAAACCAATACTACCTTCAAAAGTTAACCAAAATTCTCTTTTGATTTCTTCTTCAGATTTAGGTTCTTCAACTGGAACACCAGGTTCTTCAACTGGTGCATCTATAGGTTCTTCCACTTCACCTTCTTCTTCAGCTTTCTTCTTAGCTTCTTCTTCAGCTTTCTTAGCTTCTTCTTCAGCTTTCTTAGCTTCTTCTTCAGCTTTCTCAATCAAAGATTTAATATCTTTAATCTGACCTTCCAAAGTTTTCAATGAAACATCTGCAATTGGAAGAAAAACTCCACCATTATCAACATATTCAGAAATTTCCTTTCTCTGTTCTTCATATTGACTTAAAATAGTAAGTAAGTCTTCAACATCCATCTCACCATTATGTTGAGGTGTGACTTCTAAGAACGCAGGAACAGGTTCAGGAGCCGGAAGTTCAACTCCACTCTCTAACTCTTTAATCTCATCCTTTAAAGAAGATATTTTTTCTTTAAGTTCAGCGTGTTCCTCACTCAATTGCGAAATTTCGTCCTTAAGAACTACAATACTTTCTTTACTAGAAGATATGCTATCTTTAAGTTCATCAATTTCATCTTTTAATTTAGGAATACTTTGACCATTCAATTGATTAATAACAAAAAGAGCGTCCGCTAAAGATTTTTGTGATTCATTAAGTTCTTTGGTATCTTCCTTTATCATATCCTCTAGCTTAGCAATTTTTGCTTCACTATTTAAATATTCGGGAGAACCAGGAGTTAAATCCTCTTCCATATGTTGTACCATCTTAGCTTTCTTTTCCTGCCTTTGAGCGATTTCTTGAGTTTTCATGTCTATAGAATCTTCTATATCCACTTTTTGGTCATTTAAATCTCTTAAATCACTTTCACTCATTGATAACTCATCTTCTTTAGCATTTAAATCAGCTTCTCCATGTTCAACATCGTCTTCATGTGCTGTAAGCTCATCTTTCTTTGCAGTCATTTCAGTTTCTACCTCTTCACTCTTAGTTTCATTCTCTTCTAAACTTACTTTAGCCTTATCTAAAGCTATTTGGTTTAGTTTTCCATCTTCTTCAGCTTTCTTCTTAGCTTCTTCTTCAGCTTTCTTCTTAGCTTCTTCTTCAGCTTTCTTCTTAGCTTCTTCTTCAGCTTTCTTCTTAGCTTCT